GGAGAGTAAGAAATGGCATATAATTTAGATATAACAAATACTGCAGCTCTTCTTGCTGCATTCAAAAGAGAAAAGGCACCTACAACTTTCTTACAACAGAGATATTTCCCTGTAGGGACAAGCTTTGCAACAGATGAAGTTCTTGTTGAATACAAAGATGGCAATAAGAAACTTGCTCCGTTCGTAGCACCTGAAATTGGTGGCAAAGTTGTAAAAAGAGATGGTTATGAAATCAAGGCTTATAAACCTGCTTTCATCGCACCAAAAAGACCTTTAACAATCGATACTTTGAAGAAAAAAGGTTTCGGCGAAGCATATTACAACCAATTAACACCTGAAGAAAGAGCATTAAAAATCACAGTTGATGATTTGGTTGAAATGAACGATATGATTACTCGCCGTGAAGAAGCAATGTGTGCTGAAGTTATGCAAACAAACGCATTGTCAATGAAACATTACGGTGATGACAATACTTTGTATGAAACTAAAAATATTGCATTCTATACAGGCGCAGCTAACCCTGCAACATATAACATCACTTATTCTTGGGATAGTGCAAATGCAGACATTATTGGTGATGTTGCAGCTATGGCAAACATCAATTCAAAAGCAGGTTTACCTGCAACTGATGTAGTTATGGGTGCTAATGCAGCAGATGCGTTCTTGAATAATGCAAAAATTCAGGCATTGTTAGATAACCGCAATTATAACATCGGTGCTATTGATCCGACCGAACAATATCCGGAAGCTACTTTGTTGGCTGTCTTGAATTGTAAAGGTCATAAGATCAACTTCATTCAATACATCGGTTCTTATGAAAATGACCTCGGTGTTGATACACCATATATCGATCCTAACAAAATCGTTCTTGGTGCACCAAATGCCGGCATGATTAACTACGGTGCTATCACACAAATCGACTTCGGTTCAAAAGACTTCACAACATATGTTGGAAGCAGAGTTCCGTTGTACGAAATCGCTGGTCAGGTTAAAAACGTAGCATTAAGATCTGCTCCGTTGGTACAGCCGGCAAACAAAAATCCGTTTATCGTAGCGACAGCGGTATTTTCATAGTGTAGGAAACAAAAAGGAGAATAACCATGATAATCAAAATTATTAGTGGAGTATTTGGATACAACGATGGCAAACATATTACTCCAATCACTCCTCAAGATGGTCCTATCGATGTTGATGCAAAAATTGCAAAAAGATTGGTAGAACAAGGCTCTGCTGAGTATGTAAAAGCTGAAGCAAAAAAGGAACCGGAAAACACTCCGGATGATGACAAACCTGTTAACTTAAACAGTTTGAATAAAGCTAAACTTTTAGAAATATGTGCGGAAGCAGGTATTGAAGCTGATGAATCAATGACTAAAGCAAAGCTTATACAACTAATTGAGGCAGAACCGGAAAACCCGAAAGCAGATGATGATTCAGATGATGATACAGACTCAGATGCTGATACTGATGCTGATGATGATGCTGAAGGTGGCCCGGACTTAGGAGATGACGGAGTAGCATAATGCTAAAGGACATAATAAAACACGATATAGATCATGTTTTTATGAACGGGGAAGATTTTGCGGAACTTCACATTATAGATGAGTTGGAAATTCCTTGCGTAATTGATGATGAAACTCTGAAAGAGCGACAAGGGACAAACGAATTAGACGTTACCGATTCAACTATGTTGTTATTTGTTCCGCAAAAATATCTTCCTAAAATGAAAGTCAAGGGTGAAAAGATGAACATTGACGGCAAGATCTATACTATCAACACATGGACCAATAATATGGGGATGGCAGAGATCACCTTACAAAGAGGAGTATCTAAATAATGACGACAATTATTAATCATTTAGAAGATATGCGGGATTGGCTTGAGAAAGAAATCTGTGCAAACTTATCCTTTAAATCTCCGCCGGAGAATGAAGAAGTCGATGCGGAAGAGTATACTTGTGAATTTGTTCATCCGGGTGCATATATAATGTATCCGCCCCCGGACAAAAAAATTCCATCGGTAACAATACAATTTCCGCAAGGTGAGGAAAACAAAATATCCGAATCGGGCGAAATGGAAGTAAAGTTATTATTTGGGGTTTGGAATCCGGGCTTGCATTATATTGATAGTGTTAAAATTCCGATGTTCGAAGTCAACCATGACGGATGGCGGGATGTATGGAATTTTATCGATTATACACTTCGCAAGTTGATGAATTCCGATTATATCGGAAGTTCAAGAATAATTCACAGTAACGGTATTAAGTACGGTCCTATGACCGAGCAAGATACTGCTGTTAATTATTATCCGCATTGGTGCGGGTGGCTTACATTTTCAATCCAATACGGCACGGTTAGTACAAACACGGATATTTTAGACGAATTATAATGGAGGCTAAAAATGGCAAACACATACAAACATGGTGCGTATGCAGAACTCGCTCAGTCCGTTGCACAGAGTGCTGTGCAAGCAGGAACTGTTGCGGTTTATGTTGGTGTTGCACCTGTAAATTTAGTTCCGGGTTGGGCAAATGCGGGAGTTGTTAATCTTCCTGTTAAGATTAGCAATTTCACAGATGCACAAAAGAAAGTGGGCTATAGCGATGATTGGAGTAAATTTTCACTTTGCGAAGCTATTGCAGCACACTTTGACAACGGAATGCAAAATATCGGACCTATTTACGTCATCAACGTATTAGATCCCTCAGTACACAAATCCGGAACGGCAACAAACGTTCAGGTAACATTTACAAACAATGTAGTTGAAATTGAATCCGACACAATCATTCTTGATACGGTTGCAATTTCAAACTATGTACAGGGAACAGATTTCACGGTTGACTACAATTTCACAAAAGGAAAAGCGGTCATCACGGCAATTAACCCTGCAATAACCGGCACTCAAACAGTTGCATACTACACGGTTACACCTTCTGATATTGACGAAGATGATATTATCGGCGGGGCAACTGCAGGAGGTGTCTACACCGGATTAGGCGCATTAAAACTCTTATATGAAAGAGAAAATGCGGTAGCAAATATAATTGCTGCTCCGGGTTGGAGTGAAATTCCTGAAGTTTATGCTGCAATGGTAAATGCTGCAACTGATATCAACGGTCACTTTAACGCATTTGTTGAAGCTGATATCCCGATTGAAGATTGCGACACTATCGCATTGGCAAAAACTTGGAGAACAGCAAACGGTTACAACTCTGAAAGATCAGAAATTTACTGGCCACAGTTCAAAGATGTAACGACCGGAAGAATATTCCACGGTTCAACAGTCGGAACAGTTGCTGCGGTTCAGACAGACTTCACGCACGATTCTGTACCGTTTGAATCACCCTCTAACAAAGAAACATTTGTTGATAAACAATACTTTGGTGCATCATCAACCAACGGCGGATTTGATAAAGCAACCGCAACGGCTGATTTGAACGCATACGGTATTTCAACTTGTGTATTTTGGGGCGGAACATTCAGAACTTGGGGCGGTCACACTGCAAAATATTCATTTGGCGCAGACATTGATGTCAGAGGGATAGATGTTCAATACATGAGAATGTTATTCCATTGTATGAACGGTTTTGTAAGAAGACAATCTTCCAACGTTGATGAACCGTTTAACAGAATGTTAAAGGATTCAATCCTTAACGAGGAACAGGCAATTTTGGACGGCTATATTGCACAAGGTGCTTTATTAGACGGTTCAAAAATCTTATTCCTTGAATCAGAAAACTCAACGGCTGATATGATTAACGGGGACTTCACTTTTGATATTCCTGTAACAGTATCACCGAGAGCAAAATCTCTGACTGGTAAAGTAGCATATACGGATGCAGGACTTAAAAGTCTTGTAGAGGAGGTGTAGTATGGGTAGCTTGAATTTAAACGGTCCGATACTTGCTAATAAAGTATTATGCGATAACAAAGTTGTTGCGGAAAACACCACGGTATCTTTACCGGAAGGTGCTATGCAAACGGTTGACTTTCCTGCAATGGGAACATTGAGCCTGCCTATTCCTTTAACCGATAACTTGGAAGCAAGTGTTCAGGTTAACGGATTGGATAAAAATGTATTCAAAATGTTAGGTTTAAAATCTCAACGTTATGAATTCAGAATGGTTCAAGACATAGTAAATCGTGACGGAAGCAGAAAGAAAATAGGCATCAAAGCTTATATTACCGGTGTATGTTCAACTATTCCGGGTGGTGATATAAATCCGGGCGAAGAATTCTCCGGAACATTCACCATAACTGCTACACGTTATCAGCTGTATGTTGACGGTTCAGAAGTTGTATTGATTGATAAATTAAACAATATTCTGAAACTTAACGGGCATGATTATGCGAAAGAAGTTAACAATTTACTATAACAAACTGAGTATATCTACACCCTGCCGATTTTACCCGGCGGGGTGTTTTTTATGAATTAAGAAAGGATCTAAAATATGAGTAAAGAAGTTTTAAAGTTGGCTGCACCATTTTTGGTAAACGGCACCAACAGAACAGAATTGAATTATGATTTGTCGGAATTGACAATTGATGCTGTTTCACAGGCCCAAGCATTAAAATCGAAATTAACCGGACTTTCTGCATCGGCGACACCACAGGTTGCACAAACAGACTATGCATTTCATATTGCATTAGGAATGAAAGCAATTTGTGCGGTTGAACCTGATGTATCGGAAGAGGATTTATTAAGAATCAAAGGTTATGATATCACGCAAATTGCGATGATAGGTACTCGTTTTTTTATACCACCGGCATCAAATCAGGAGAAGAACTCCGAAGAGTTGCAAGAAGTTACTCAAGACACTACCTCTGTCCAGTAACAGAGATTTACAAATCAAAGGTCGGGAACTTTATGCAGGAGTGCCGAGAGGCTGTTGCACAAATTGAAGAAGAGAAAAAACAACGTGAAAAAGAAAACGCAATGAGGAGAAAACACCGTGGCAGATAAGCACACAATGGAAACGATAATCAAATTGGCGGGAGCTGTGGATCCGTCCTTGGGTAAATCTGCCAAAGAAGCGAGCAAAGCTCTTGGCGGAATGAATTTAAAAGCTGTCGGTATGAAAGTTGCCTTTGCGGGTGCTGCGGTAATCGCAGTAAAAGCACTTGTTGATATAACCAAAGGTTTATATGACTTAGGCAAACAATTTGATGAAGCTTATGATGCAATCCGCATAGGAACGGGTGCAACCGGTGAAGAACTCGAGGGTTTGAAAAACGATTTTAAAGATGTTTATTCTTCAGTTCCGACCACAATGGAAGATGCCGGAAAAGCGATTGCTGATTATAACACTCGTTTGGGTTTAACCGGTGATGAATTAAAAGAACTTTCAAAACAGGCTATTGCTGTAAGCGGAATGCTTGATGAAGATTTGAATACAACCATTGAGGCATCAAGCCAAGCCTTTCAACAATGGGGAATATCTTCTGCCGATATGGGTAAAAGTATGGACTATGTGTTCAAGGTTTCCCAACAAACCGGCATGGGATTTAATGCATTGATGCAGTCAATGAAAACAGTCGGCCCGCAAATGCAACAGTTGGGATTTTCTTTTGAGCAATCTGCAGCAATGATGGGGCAGATGGAAAAAGCCGGTCTTAATACGGACGAAGTCTTAAAGGCTATGAAAAAATCAGTCGGGGTATTTGCTAAAGAGGGCTTGAATGCATCTGACGGATTTAAGACATATTATGAGGCAATTAAAAACGCACGAACAGAAACCGAAGCAATAGGACTTGCAAGCGAGGTATTCGGACAAAGAGCCGGTTCAACAATGGCAAGTGCTATTCGTAGCGGAGCAATGGCGATTGATGATTTCACGGCTTCCATGAATGCAAGTGATGAAAGTATCATGAAAGCAATGTGGGATACTGCCGATGCTCCTGAAAAGTTGCAAATATTACAGCAACGGTTCCAAACAATGATCGAGCCGTTGGCATCGAGTTTATTTGATGTAGTGGGTGATTTAATGCCGTTGTTCTTTGATATTTTGGAACAATTACGGCCGTCAATTGAAGAACTCATTCAGGCCAGTGTACCGTTAATTCAGGAATTGCTCCCGATATTAGGTGATGTATTGAAAGAATTACTTCCGCCATTGGTTGAGATATTGCTTGCAATACTTCCTGCTTTGGTAGAAATATTGAAAGCACTCGCACCTGTAATTAAGTTCTTGGCAGAAGTAATAAGTATATCATTAGGTAATGCTATAGAATTGATTATCCCGATATTCCAATCCTTAGTTAATATCCTCACAAATTTAATAAACTTTATAGTGAACATTTTTACCGGAAAGTGGAAAGATGCTTGGCACAATATTGTAGAAATTGTCAAGAACCTATTCAAAGGGATAATGGATATTGTATTGTTACCGTTTAAGGCAGTTCAGGCGGGAATTGAAAAATTCAAAGGCAAATTTGGCGGAGGCAAAAAAGGTAAAGATGCGGAAGTCCCGGCACTTGCTGCGGGAGGTTTCACCAAAGGAATTTCTATTGCAGGTGAAGCGGGAACCGAGGCAGTTATATCTTTCGATCCTGCGTATCGTGCAAACAACATTTCAACTTGGTTAAAAGCCGGTGAATTGTTGGGTGTCGGTTCGGGAAGTTCGAACTCATATTCACTCGGCGGATTTACATTATCCCCGACATTCATTGTCAAGGGTGATGTATCTCCGGAAGAAATAGTTAACAAACTAAAATCTTGTGAGGGTGAATTTATGGATGTTATCGATGATTTTATCGAAAGAAAAACTTCCGGAAATTATTCTTCGATGACACCTTCATATTAAGGAGCGATAAATGAACGTTACAGGATACATAAGACATAAAGCAACTGACGGGGAGACACCTGATATATTGGCATTGAAATATTATTCGGACGAATATATGTCAAGCTACATATTAGAGGCAAACCCGAATTTGACAAAATCGATATACGAGGGCGGGGAAATTATAAAAATCCCCGTCTTTGACACATTAGAAAATGATGCAAGCTTAGCACCGTGGAGAAGATCTTAATTATGGCACAGGTAACTTGGAGAGATAAAAGTTTTCAAATATCACAAAGGACTTTAACGGCTTTAAAAGAGTTGCCTATAAGTTACAAGGTTAAGAAAAAATCCGATAAAAGCGGAAATTCTGTCATAATAACCGGACACGATTTACAGACTTTTTCTGTTTCGTATGACCTTAGTGCATCGGCCGGAGTTAATCCGATGCAGGAATACGATTCGTGGAAGTTGGCATTAGGTCAGGCAGGACCGTTGATGTTAGAAAACACATTATATGGCCCTGATTATGTAATGTTAAAAAATGTTCAAATAGAATCTGACAGAATCACAAGCACCGGTGTTTTGCTTACGGCATCTTTGACGTTAGAGTTCGAAGAGTACGATCCGCAAACGTCAAAAACAACAGCATCGGCAAGGCCATATGTAAGTCCATTAAAAAGGAATTATTTTTCTGATACACCGGAAGCGGTGGAGGACTTAATAATAAAAGTTTTGTATAACGGCAAGGATATAACGGATTCGGTATCCGTAAGCAAATGTGTTCATGATATGTTCGCATCTTCACAGGCTGACACATTGAAATTGATTTTTAATGATACAACTAGATTATGGGATGGTTGGAAAGCGGAAAATGAAGATTTGATAGAAGTAGTGTACGGGGTTGCACGAACCGGCATGATGTTTATAGATGATGTCAAACCTGTTAACGGCGCATTCGAACTCCGTGCATCTTCTATTCCGCCGAATGCGAAAGAAAAGCATACCAAATCTTGGGAAAATGTATATTTCACCCAAATAGCACAGGAAATCTCAAACCGTCACGGTTTGGAATTACAGACCTTTGGGGTTGAAGATGCGATGTATGACTATGTATGTCAGGAGAATGAACCGGACTTTATATTCCTGCAAAAACGTTGTGATTTGGAAAGTCTGTCATTCCTTGTATTTGATAAAAAACTGGTCATTTATTCGGAAGATTATTTGGATTCGCAAGAAAGCCAAAAGGAAATCGAAATAAATGACGATATCGAATTCGAATACAACGACAATTCACAAAAAGGACTGGGAACTTTCACCGTAACAAACGGGAATATAACAGGGACTTACAAAAGTTCAAACGGATTGGAAAAATCCGATTCAAAGGTTATTCAAACACATATGTCTTCAACGGCTGAGGCAAACAGATTTGCCAAAGGTATTTGGAGGGTGTTAAGCAAGAACCTTGCATCAGGATATTTCAAAGATGCAATAATGCGGGACCTGTCTGCAGGTTCAATTTTGACACTCAAAACCGATGGCGCATCAAGTTGGGACGGAAAGGTTTTTGTAAACCATATACGGCAGGATTATGTCGGCTCAAATTCAAAGGTATTTTTCAGAAAGGCGAATGTTTCATGATAGCAAAAGGAATTATATCATCAATAGAAACTTCTCCGGTTGACCGAAATAATGATCCGACACATGCAAAGGT